CAATTCCAAAGCCATAAGTGTCTTCACAGATTCAAAAAGCGATGCATTTCGCATCGTTTCGTTCTCCTCTTGAAGCTCTCTTACAGCTTGGTCCTTTAATTCATCAACTCGGGACCTAATAAAACCATTTACTTTTGCTTCTAGAGCAGAAGTTTTTTCGTCTACTTGTTCCGAAATGACGGTATTCACTAAGTTAGCAATCTCAGTAACTGCTGCTTCTGAAAGACCTTCAGGCAACAATTCTGCGATTGGTAATGTTTGTTCAATTTTTGATTTCATAGCGTAACCTCCAGCCATCACAATATTTACAGATGTAATGTATAATTAATTAAAAATTTTTATTTTTTGCGTAGTTGATTAAATAGCTTTTGAATAAAAATCTTCTCTGATAAAGCCTTATCATATGTAGCTTTAACCGTATCTTCGATAAACTTAGAGTCTTTACTCTCATTTACCAAGCCAGGAAACGCTCCTTTAGTTGATGGATCAGCTACTAAATCAAAGGTTACTAGTTTAAAATCATCATTAACTACTGAATAATCCCCTTTCTCCGTAAGGGAACCCATTCCCCTTGAAGAAATTCCTAACTTTACCCCACCTTTAATTAAAGCTTGGGCTACCTGCCCACAAGGAGTATTAAGGATCTCTGCTTCACCAAGCATATCATCCCCCTTCATATGTAATTTAGTTACTAAATGAGAAACATTTCCTAGCTTTACTGCATCATGTGTAGGGTGATCTAATTCTCCCATTAATCGTCGCTCTTGAATAGCTTCGTCTAATCGGGTCATTTCTCTAACTAAGAGTTTCTTTTCATAAATTCTCTTATTTTGATTAGGGGTTCCTGCCCTCTGGAATACCCCTGCAATCTTCATGGTTCCATTAGCTTTGGACTCCTCTAACACTTGCATGTCTTCAATAATAAAGGTATCAGTTATAAACATTATTTGCCCCCTACGGCTTTCTTAGAATTCTTAATCTTATTTTTCGCACCTGGGCCATACTTATCTTTAATTCTCTTAGAAGAGGTAGTACCGTGCTTAAGAGCGGTTCTCATAGAGTGAGCTTTAACACTCTTAAAATCTGCGGAGGGGGTTGCGCTACCAGGAGTAAACCCCTTAGCAATCTTACCCTTACTTTTTTCTCCCCATCCTGATTTGGAAATAACATAGAGCCTATCAGCCCCCTTAGTACTAAAAATCTGTCCCGCATATCCCTGCTCTAGTGCTTTAGCTATAGTAGCGTAAACTCTTACCCTAGCTTTTCTAGATTTTACGGCCCCTTTTTTGTCTTTAGCTGCGTCAGTTTTGGGCTTACCCCGCTCTGTTAAGATATCAAACAAAGTCATCGTGTAATAGCCTTCTTCTTCTTCTTACGAATTTTATTTAAAAAAACATCCATTTTTTCAGCATTCTCTTGCTCTTTCGTCTTGGTAGCATCAGGTCCTGCCAAATTAACTCCTAAGCTTCCAGCAGCGGTTACTTCGGTAAGAGTTCCTTTTACTTCAAGCAATAAATCTTTAATTTCTTGAATGAGAGTCTTAAGTTCTGCAACCTCTGAAATCTCTTGAGGGGGAGAAGGGGGTGAAGACTTCTCTTCTCTTATGGGCATCTCAGGAGTTTTTTCCTCTACAATACTTTGAACAAAGTTAGCAGGGACCTCTACATCAGAAATATCTGGAGCTTGTGCAGTCACATCGGCAGAATATATAGACGGATTGGCTTCTAAGGACGGGGCACCCTCTTTAGGTGCCTCTATTGTCCCCTGAGCTAACAAATTTTCTGCAAAATCTCCAACTGAGACACTCATTTCTTACCTCATTTACCTTTGGAAGCCTTCTTAAGCTCCTTAACCTTCTTCATAACGGACTCTTTTTTAGACTTCTTCTTCTTTTTGCTCTTCTTGGATGCGTTGATATCCATATCGGCTTTAGCATCTGCCTCAGCGTCAGGATCTTCTTCCGAAGCAGCAGCATCAGCTTCTGGGTCATCATGTGAGTCAACGGCATCATCCTCATCATCGCCATTAAACTCATCAATAGATTGCATAGCAGCTTGGATCTGAGCGACATGCTCTCGGATTTGCTCATCACTAAGCTCCTCCTCAAGAGTGGACTCGCATAGAGGACAAGTATGCACCTCAACGCTTTCCTTCATCTCATCATCATATTCCTCATCATCCTGCTCCTTAACCTTCTTAGAAGCTTCCTTGACCTTCTTAGCTTCCTCTGCGGGAACCTCTTCTTCTTCGTCATCCTGCTCCTTAACCTTCTTTTCCTTTACGGCTTTCTTCTCTACAAGCTCGATCTTTGCTGCGTCCCACGCAGCGTTTTCGAGTAGAGTCTTTACAAAGCTCTCTTCAACTTTTAAATGTTCTGACATAATAGTATTCCTTATTGTTGTTAGCTCAGGACAAACAGAGGTGTCCTTACCTTATATTTATATACTCTACTTTAAGTATATTATTTTTTATTTTATTTTGTTAAGCTCCATTAGCAAAAACATTAGAAGAACCGCTAGAAATGATATGTTCTGGAACAGGGTTTCCATAGTCATCACCTTTTCTCCCCATTGAAAGCCCATTAGCAAGCACACTTGGGGAAAAAGTGTTTAATGTCGGAGCATGTTCGCCACAGCAGGGGGGAAAAGGAAAGGGGTGTATGATCATCGCATCTCCCTCGCGCACCACCCCTGCTCCATTAACAAAAACATTTAAAGATCCCTCATCCGTGAACTGCTGGCTTTTATCCGCGCAACAGGGCTTGAGGGCTGTACTAATCCCATCAATAGAATCAACAGTATCTATTCCATCCGATCTAGCTAGTGCTGCCATTACAAAAACCCTCCAATTTTACCTTTGTCAGAGGGGGGATAGTAATTTCCTGTTACCTGTGGAATCTTTTTAGGTATTTGTGGAGTTCCTCCTTGCTTCAGTCTAGCAGCAGTAAAAAAAGTTTTTTCCCTATCTGTCTTCTTAACAGAGAAAATCTTAATATTATTATACTTTCCATCTAACACCCTTGCTCTAACATTAGCAGGAGTTCTCGCTATGTAGTTAATAAGCTGTGGCATAGTAAATCTAGTCAGTAAGTCCCCTTGAGGGAGCCCCTTTCCTAACCTTCCCCTAGTAAGATCATAGGAAGTTTTAATATCTTCAATCTTATTTAATACTTCACCTAAAGGAGAGGGCTTTGATTTATAAATAGTTGTTGGACCTACTAAAGCGTCTAGTGCTGGGGTGAAATCATCCTTATTATTCTTATGCTGCTGGAAGGTAAAGGCAAAAATATCAGGTCTTCCGTCCTGGTTAAGTCCATTAGCGGCTTTCGTAGTTTGTACATAGTCTTTATTAAAAATAGAAGGTAAAGGATTCATTATAATAGAGGCAGATCGTATAACTGGTTTATCAACCTCATACTGTTCCAACACTGAACCCCCCTGTAATACATTATAGGCAGTTACATTGCTTGGAACAATTAATAAATCATTAGGTATCCTACGGGGGTAAACCTTTCCATCAAAACCATCTAGATCTAAGTCCGTAAAGGTAGCATTTACTACATATCTTCCCAACTCATCTTGGTTAAGGAAATGCCCCCACCAAGGATCATCCACGGGAATGTATACTGTATTTCTAGGCCCAGAGTGTGCCCCAACTATATTGTTGAAATTTAAAGCAGAATCCCCATCCTTCCATGCCCTTGTATACTCAACTTTAGTTTGTTTGGTATAAGGGTCAGTATTAGGCACATCTTCAAGGCTATCTGCATTTATGGTAAACAGATACCCTTTATTAATAAGGGACCCCTCCCTATCTATATTTCCCTGCTCTACCTCATCCTCATACTTAGAGCTTACAGATAGATTAAACCCATATTGAGTGCTGTTTTGTTTAGCGAAGTGTGCATAAATTACAGACAGGTCTGGAGTATCAAAATTATATGCAATATTTCTATTAGATTTTAATTCAATGGTTTCCTGCTTTCCCTTTACAGTTCTTACTTTAATGAAATCATTTGTCTCAGATACATGTTCAACTTTTCCGTTTGCCCTTGTAACCTTAAGTTTATTATTCGACCCAATTGCTGCACTAGTAACCTTACCAAAAAAGGTTCTTACGGGAAGACTTAGATCAATATCAGGAGCTACGATCCTGTACATCTGAACCATGCGTTGCTGGGTTCCTTTTGCTTTATAAGCTTTATTGTCTAAACTTTGCTTCTTGTCTCTCACTAATCCAAAAGCGTTGCGCCTACTTCCCGAAAGTTCTATCTTTGGAAACCCCTGTGGGAAAGAATTCTTAGCCCCTTGGAACATTTCTGTAAATAAGCTTTGAGAGTAATCATTCACATTTCCTTGAGAAACAGCTAGAGTAATTGCAGTTTTTAAATAAGTACTAAGGGCTAGAGAGGATATATTAGCAGTCTCTAATTTTGCTAAGCTTTCTTTGGTAGCTTCACTAAGCATTTTTGCAGTGAGATTAGAAAATAAATAAGCTCCTATAGTTGTTCCATCAAAAGGAACCTCTGCCCCTAATCCCGCAAGTAATACATCATTAACAAAGTTAGGAACAAAAGTACCCATAATATTATTATCAGTATTATTTCTATTAATTATATTGGTAGCACGACTAAGAGTATCAGGGTCATCAGGGATTAAATAATTATAATCTCTATCAAAAATTTCCATCGAAGGATCAAAAGGAAGGAGGTCATTAAGAGGAGCAGTATTTCTTGATTCGTTTTCGGCTGTATCAAAAGCATCTGCTATAGTAGGACCAATAGGAACATTTAAAGATTTATTTAAAATAACGGATCCAGTCTTTTTGCTAACAGGATAAGAAGGAATATTAGAAGGACCCTTTGTATCTGTGTCCCCTGAATTTGAGGATATAGTTGACCAACCAACAGGAGTATTTCCCGGAAGTTCATAAATCGAGTCAGATCCTCCAGTAGTGGTAGGACCATCTTTGACCTCAAGAGCCAGAGCAACATCTATATTAGTTCTCTCAACGCTAGTAACAGGTCCCGCAGGACAAACGGTAACAATTACATATGTATCAGGACATTCCCCACTACAACCAACACTACCTTTACAAGGACTGGTCGTTGATCCTGGTCTAACCTGAACATCATTCCCCTTAGCCTTCTCCCCATTAACAAAAGTATCTAAAGGATCAGTAGGCGTTGGTCCCATTGAAGATCTACACTCGTAAGTAAAAAAGTAAGTAGAAACTGTACACCCGTCATCCCTAATAATAGGGGGTTGACTAGGATTAGAAAAGGGGCCTCCAGTACTTACACAGCGACAAGTACTTCCCGCAGGAGAAGTTGGACCTACTCCAGTAGGCGCACCTGGACCTCCTGGGGGTGGGGTTGTTGGCCCAGTAGGCCCAGTAGGCCCAGTAGGCCCTGTTGGATTTGGCGTTGGCCCCCTTGGTCCTGGGGGGACTCCAAAAGGTCCAGGTCTTGGTCCTTCGGGATCATCTACACCAGTAGGTCCAATAATACCCCCTCCATGATACCCTCCAGGCCCAGTAGGCCCAGTAGGGCCGGGTTGCTGGGGTACTACAGCGCAATCCGAAGCAACTTCAGGATCCCCACGGTTTCCAGTAGGTCCTGGATTATAAATAAGGTTTTCATAACAACATTCATGCTTAAAAACCATTATATTACCTCTTATTTATTATTACGATAGATCAACAACTGTCCCTGTATAAAGAGGAGCAGTTGGTGATAAGATATCTCCAGAGTTACCTGCTGTCTCAATCAAAGTATAATTGTTTGCGGCTCCCAAATTACTATTTCTATTAAGAACAAGCTCCTTATAAGCAACTACTGAAAACTTAACAGTAGGATAAAAACACATCCCAAACTTAGGGGCAAATCTTGTGGTGTTATTAAAAGTATCCCCTTGTTGATTCATTCCCCATGCTGTAGATGTAAACTGTGGTAAGCAAACTTGATAGCTCAACCAATCATAAGCAGCGTTAGGACCAGGAGGAGATTTTCTAGTTCCATCACAGTTATTTCCGTTACTGGCTTCTTCATCTGTTACTCGACCATCACATATGCCTCCATTACTCTCTGGAATGGGCTGAGAAGCAGAGTTGATATAAAATACTGCGGATTTCTGTGGGGTACTAACAACAGGACCTTTGTTTACATATAATCCAGAACCTAAGCCTTTATTAGTACCTGCTGACGAGCCACCCGCTGTGGGATCAGAGGTAGAAGTGAGAGGTCCACAATTCACATATTCTACTAGAACATCATAATCTTGCGCCCAGTCTGGGAGTATAATTTCAATACGCTTAGTATTGGTAACAATCATTGCTTGGAATTTTGTGCTTCCCCAACTTGGATTAAAATCTACATCTAACCAGTTAGCGGATTGGTCCTTCGTTCCTCTGATAGAGGCCACTCCCCCAGGAAGATAGGAAATCTGCCGTGCTGCGCTCCAACCTTCAATAAACATCCACCAAGTAGCCTTAGCAGATTTCTGTGCGCCAGTCATAACTGAGGCTTGGTTTAAAGAGTTATAAGGTTGATCCCACTCTGGGTAAAGAGGAATATTTCTTCCCTCCGTACCTCCTGGGAGACCTAAGTAGGTTCCATTAGCCACATTAAAGGAAGAATTAGGATCAGATAGCCATACTTTTAGATCAGCTTGACGATTATTATAGAAGTACTGGAGTAGAGCTTCTTTATTTGTAATAGTAGCTTCTTCTAGAAAGGCTTTATTAGAAGTATACTGAGAGAAGGTATAAGTAGTATCTCCATAAGTTAAACCTGCATTTTGTGTAGTTGTTCCCCAAGGATCTTGAGTGTGAGACGAGTTAGCGTTCATACTCAAAAGAGTTCCTTCAGGACCATAAGCCAAACCCCCCATCACATAATCAGTATAAAGAATCTTACCATCTTTTATTTCAGAAGTGGGGATTATAGATCCATACAAACTAGTATAAATTTTCTTAGTTACATCTTGTAATTGGAATAATCCCACCGCAGGATTAGCAAGGGATAGAGGGGGATTAGCTCCTGCTACGCCAGCCCGTTCATTATAGGTAAATTCCGTAGTACGAAGGAAGGGTCTGATATCAATAATATCAGCTTGTGTAATATTAGCTTGACCTTGTTTAACTACAATATAAGCAATAGGAAGAGCAGCTTGTCCCACTAGTTGTAAATCATCATCATCAACATCTATAGCTAATAGGGGTGCTATATTTAGAAGATCGTCAGGAGAGGGGAAACTACCGTGAATAACATTTCCAGCAGAGTCTGTAATCCCCAGGTTTGCCGTAGCTTGTGTATCATTTATATTACCAGCAATTCTAGCTGATCCTGGTGTACCTTTATCTGGAGGACACCCCTCTTTTGTAGAGATACTTGGGACTACATTAGTATTATTTTTTTGAATACCCACTCCTGCACCTCTTACAAGACCAAGCATAGGCTTAGTTTCAAGCTTAGGTTTTGGGGTGCCGCCTATTTGACAGAATGTTTCCTCGTAACTGGGTCTAGTAGTTGAACTAGCGTCAATGGGAACACTATAAGCTACCAATAAATCAATGCGTTGAGTTGCATTAGGAATAACAACATCTACTTCTCCCGTACTTCTATAGTAGTAGTCCCACTCATCAAAAGCTGGGATCTCTATAGTCTGTTCAGGAAAATCTACAACAGAAGTTCTAAAGACACCTCTCCACTTCTTAACAAACGCTAGATGAATAGAAGGTAAGTTCTCATAAGTGTATTGGTTATTATATTCAATTACTGGTCCTAGTTGTGATGCAACAAGGGGACCAAAGTTACTCATTCCAGGCCAGCGATGACTCTGGCTTGACATGTTATACTTAGGATAATTAGCACCTCTCTCACTAGTTGTATTCCATCCCCAATTACCCCCTTCACCTCCAGGGCTAGAATAAAAAGTAAAAGCAATTTCTAATCCATTAACATTATAAGGCTTTTCTCCACTAATAATAAAAGAGTTCCATACGGCATCTCGTTGTACCTCCGTCCACATATTTCGTAAAGCAGGAATTAAAACAGGTTCGCTTCCTCCGGGACCAACGGAATCATATACTAGAGAAGCTAAAGTATCGCCTATATTATAAGCATCATTAATTCTAGAATTAAACCTACCTGCATTTACATTAATAGTACGCCCTCCAGACGATTTTGGGCGTAACTCCTTAATATTATAAATACTAAGCTCACTAGTCTCAGTAAGGTAGCCACCTCCACTACCGCCTTTTGGTCCTTCTAATTTATTTTTAATAAAGAGAATATTCTCTTCAAGCTGACGAACTGGAAGGTTGTCTACTTCATAATAATAAGGATCGTTTGCCTTATAGTATCTAATAGGTTGATGAAATTTGTATGCCATATTATAAGTCTCTATCTAAATCAAAGAGGTTTGCGGATCCTAACCCTACACCAAATCCTGCGGTAGCTTGCCACCAACCCTCTCCTGGATATTCCATTATGGCTTTATAATAACTAAAGATTTTCTTTCTTCCTGAGGTTCCTAAAGTGCCATTCTTAGCGTTTGCAAAAGTGTTCATAGCAGACTTATCTAACCAAATCCTAGTCTCATTATCACAAGACAGCATAGCTGAAGTGTAAAAGAAGGAAGATGCTACATTTTCAACCTGCATCGAGGAGGGAAGAGTAATAATATGACCACTCATACCTAAGTCTTGGTAAATGTCACTAGCAGTAGTAGGATCTAAAGAACTACAATCAGAGGAAGTTGAATAACCTTGTGCGTAAAGCTGATAAGGTGCCCCTGTTTTTAGTGTTGCCGTGTTTGGGAAGTTAAAGCCCATACTTACAAATGCAACAGGGGGTTGTGGAGGCATATAACCCTCCCCTGCAATCGTATGAGGATATCCTAACCACTTCGCTTTAGGATGGGGAGAAACATAAATTCTAAAGGGTCCGATGTTTTGCTGTAGAGGTTTTCCATAGTAGCCAAGGTCCCCACCCGTGTTAACTCCCAACCCAAAGGAATCTAGAACACTTAAGCCACTTGTATCCGCTGTAGAAGAAGGTGCGCCAGACAAACCAGTATTTAATGAAGATGTCCACACAGCACTAGGACCATAATAGATTCCACTAGCGTCTTCTGGGAAATAAGAGGAAACTGTTAAGTAGGAAGCATGTAGCTCTGAGTTATCTGCAATATTCCAAATCCTTAACAGGTCACAGTTTCCAATAGTAGAAGCATCATAATAAGGACCAGAAGGGTTTGCCCAGCCTGTAGGGAAGGTTACATTCCTTGCGGTAACTTCACTTCCTCCAACTGCTCTTACACACATTCCACCATAGGAAAGACTTGACACAGCATCACCTACTGCTACATCTTGTTGAGGAAGCTCTTCGTAAGCTTTCTGGGTAGTATTATTCAGACCAACTTTATTATTATCAGCGCACCATCTCGCTTGTCCTTGTAAGTCTAACTGAGTTACTTCTGTTCCATAAGGAGCAAAGGGGTTTGGATAAAATTGAATGTATCCATGAGAAGTATAGCTTGAAGTATTTAAAACATCGGTATCATAGTCTTCAGTATCTGCAAGATGTTTAGAAGCCCAAAACCTGTGGTAATCCCCAGCATCGTGCATATAAATATGAGAATTTTTATTAGCTACTAAACAAGCTCTAGTAGCATGTAATTGAACTTTGGTGTGGTTGTTCGTGGTGCCCAAACTAAAATTACGAATATCTAGTACTCCGTCTTTCATAGGAGGACCGATCTCAATAGTAGAGTGATTTTCTGCTAAGGCATCAATTCCGAATTGAACAATGCTAGTGGGGCCTGTTATGCTAATATGAGAATTATCTCCTGCATAAAGAGCCGCAGTTTTTTGCTGTTTATCGGATGAGTAAGGTCCTAAGATCATAGTAGAGTTGTTAGAAGTACCGTTTAATTCCAAATTACTTCCCTTAGTAACTTGGAATATACTACCCTTTACTGCGTTAACAATCGAATATGCAGGTCCATCTTCGGTAGACTGGTGTACTTCGGCCCGTGTAAATAAGGCTTTCATATGAGAACCATCAGTAATTACTACGGCAGGAAGAGAGGTATACTCACCTCCCCCAAACTCCTCCATACCGTGTGTACCGCTTAATCCAAATCTTGTACACTTTGCATCTATTTCACTATCCATAGTAGGGATAACCTCAGAGTTAGATAAAACAATATGCTGTCCGTTGTTATCAAAATTAGTATTAGGGTAGAACGGTCCAGTTGGCCACATGAGTTCAGCGTATTGGTTATAATTCAAAACAGAATTAACAGCCTTTAACCCCTCATACCTATTATGATCAGCCGTAATGATAGCTGCTTTCACAACCGAATTTTCTAATACAATCCCCTTATCATTTTGGAAGGAGGCGATAACCTGACCTGTATTAATTGTTGAGTTTACAGCTTTAATACCTTCATTAATATTAAAGAAAGTTTGAAGAACTAAACTTTGGCTTCCCTCGATATTATTATTACTTTCTCCATTTGCATCTTTTCCATATCTAAAATCAGCAGGAGTCTGTACAACAGAGTTTTGTAGATCCATTCCAACCATATTCTTATAGAAACAGAAAGGAGAGTCTAGGGGAAGACCTAATGCATCTTCTGTCGCCGCATTTAGAGTAATAGTAGAGGTTATTGCTCTTAGTCCAGGAGTCGGATTTGTTGTAACCTTAGTATCTAAGTGCGGCCCCACAGTCTCAAGCTCGTAATTTCTAAAAGCTATAAAGCCTCTATTTAAAGTTACATGAGAGTTAACCGCTTGTAACCCAGCATCCTTACATCTAGTGGCAGTACAGTTTTCTATTAACACCTCTGAATTTTCAATATCAAAACCAATATTAGTCCTCTGTTCACCTCCACTATTCAGAGAAGCTTGAGAGCCTCCATCTACGCAGAAGCCTCTAATATACACCTTACCAGCGCAATCCTTAACTGTCACTCCACTAGCGGAGTTTGCGTATACCAGCCCCACAGCCCGTGAGGTATTGGTTGGGGTAGCATAGGCACTTCTTTGTACAAGGACTGAAGTTCTAGGGTTAAGAATCAGTGTTTCTGTGGCAGTAGAGTTATCCCTATAGTTTCCTACATTAAACTTGTTGGCAACTGCGTCAAAGAGGTCCCCTGTTGTATCGGTAAACTTAGTAGAAATAGTGATGGTCTTATTACTAGTAGCAGCCGCCTTAGCCCATTCGGGAGCTAGAACAAAAGTTCTAGTAAAGTTTCCCCACCAAGAGTAAGCTCCCAGAGCATTCTTTTGCCATACTGTATCCCTCACTCCTAAGGAAGAGGACTCTAGCATAGTATTACTCAGATCCTCAGACTCAAATTGAGTAATAGCACTTGAATTAGCATCTACAGTAGTAATAAATGACGAAGGGGTAAGGCTTGATCCACATAAAGATTTAGCAAACCCTCTGTTGATAATTTCCAGACCAGCACTAGAGCCTTCAAACTCCTTATTCTCTACATGGATTCCTCCTAGCTGACCGCTAGTACACACCTCAATAATAATAGGGAACCTGATGGTATTAGGAAGTGCTTCTAAAGCATCAGATACTGTACCGAAGACCTTCTTGTTATCAATTCCACAAGCTGATACAGTTAGCATGATCCCATCAACAGCAGAAGTTGGGTAGCCAGCCATCTCATACAAGTAATCATCACGATCCTCTAGATCATAGATTGGTAGGTTATCCTGCTCCCAGTTATAGAAAGAGCTTGAATCGAATTTATAAACAGGATCAACCCAATTATTAATCAGAGTGCCTGTGCCCGAAGGTAGATATAAGTCTGTTGGTTGAAATGCCATGTTAGAAATTCAATGTCCATTTAAAGACTAATGAAAAATCATTAGTCTTTTCAATATTTGTGAAGGGTCTATATGCCACAAGAGGAGACCTCTCTGGATCATACCCTAGGGGGTTTTTCATAAATAACCCCACCTCGTTTAGAGTATTACCATTACAGGTACTCTGGTCTATGTAAAGTATATAGGTTACAGAATTAAGATCAACCCTTTTGATACTATTATCTGATATTACAGGGAAGAGGTAATTGTTACTATCATCCCCTGTTGTTTGTACAGGTCTAGCTTCTCCATTCCAAGCCATTTCTTCATGAATGTCAATAGGCAGAAACGACTCTGCATTAGTATGATAATCTGCGATACCATTATCCTGTCCTAAGGCTGAGACGAGTGCAGATTCAGATACCCCATAAGTATTGATAATGGTATCACCTTTAGTACCTAATTGAAAATATCTAATTTGGAAATTAGTTATATCTGTAGCTCCTGACCCTGCATATAAAAGACCTAACCCTACTCCCATCCCCGAAGTAATCGTATTCTTATCATCAAAAACATTTTCCTCAGAGCCGTCTGGGTATACCTTCCAAATCTCTAAGTGTCCTGATGCGTCTAAGTAATCTTCTTTTTTCATAGCTATACCTTATAATAGGTAGGAGGGTTTGGAGGATGTTTGGTCATAGGCTAGAGTATCTACAGGAATATATACCCCTCCTGAGTAATGGTCATCAATGTTTCTTGAAAGTCCTAAGAATCCTATAGACCAATGGATAACTAAAGAATATTCTTTAGTTTTTGGAACCCCTGCAAAACTTCTATAAGCCATCAAAATGGGGGTATCCTCTTTAAGCCCTTTGGGGTTTTTAGCAAACAATCCCACCTCGGAAATTAGCTTACCATTACCTGTATTTTCATCAAGAATTATCTCAGACTCAAAGGAGTCCATAAAAACTTTAGTAATTCTCCCCTCAGTTACTTTAGCAAAATACTCATCTGATCCTGAGAATATAACGGATGAGAGGGGCGCAGTAGTCCCAAACATTTCCTTATATTCTCCCCCCTCACTAGATGCATAGAAGCCTCTATACCGTTTAGTAACCTCATAATCCGTATTATCACCATAATCTGCCCAACCAAACGGGGAGGATAGTGTATAAAAACAAGCAGAAGTAGCTGCCTCAAACTTAGTAGCATAGTCTATCGTATCGGTTCCTACTTGGAAGTAGTAAGGCCCATACCCATCAACATAATCTGAGCCGCCCCCCATCTGTATGTCGATAAGGGAGGACCCTAGCCCAGCAGTAATCAAATTACCTCTGTCTACTACTGTTTCTTGGGTGCCATCGCTGTACACCTTACAAATTGTGATATGTCCTTTAATCATGTTGTGACCTAAAATCTAGTGTCCACAGAATATACAGATTTTTATGCTTAATAAATCCTGGGTTCGCGCTTCCACCGATGGGGGTATGGTCTTTATTAGCACATAAGTTTTCAGTAAAGGTTTTTTTAGCAAATAACTTAAATTCCTGTTTGGTTACTCCAGTTGATGTGTTAATAAACTGAGGATTATCATCAGTTATTACTCCATTTTCTAAGAAAGGGGCTTCATTATTTTTTAACGCTTCTTTACAGTCCATATTCCAAAGTCCTATCTGGTGGAGTCCACCGTAGAGATTCATTGCCCAAACATCCCAGATACCGACACCTATCGTATAGGTTACACGGGGATCAACTACCATAGCTTCGGCGGTTGCGTAAACTTCTGCTGCTGAAACAAAGGCTCTTCCTAAACGGTTGGCCCCCGTAAAAGCAGAACCATATCTCAAATGGCAATACCCCCTATAATCCATATACTCTCTAAGGTTAAACAATCCTCGAATACCATCATCATCGTCTGTACTTGCAGTCACATTAGTATAAGTAGTAAAATCTCCCTCGTAAGAACTAACTAACGCTCCTTGAGTAGAGTTGGTAGTTTTGGAGGGGAATACTCCTTGAAAATAGGACGAAGCATCCGAGGACTTAAATTGAATTCTATTTTCAAACTGGCCGTAAGACTGTGTTCCGTCCCCACTAACAATAGAGTATGCTGTGTCGGCATTTTCTAACTTGGTATTCGTAGGATCAGGATACGAGGGTAGTCTATACGGTGGAGTATAAGCAGAAGCCTGTCCCGTAATCGAGCTTGTCCACATAACTCGCATTCTCTTATCAGTTCCAATTAAATTAATTAATGAGCTAACATTAGCACTTGCTCCATAACATAAATCATCAGTCTTATACCAGATGTTATCTTTAGGAAAAAAGTACCCGTTCTCTTGGAAGGAGGAAGCAGCGGGACCAAAGGATACAGCAGCCATCCTGAAGTTAGAAGTGTCCATGACCCTTGGAGCTATTCCCAGAACGCTTGAGGGGGTCGTGAGCATGTCTACAACGCTCTCCCCTGCCCCGTTTAGTACGAGGTTGCTGCCCTCGGCTACGAGGCTGTGAGAGCCGTCTGCGGCTATCGCATATACTTCTACCTTACCCCTCATTGATCGTAATATTCGTTAGTTGGTTATTAGCTGCTCTAGCGTTATCATACATATCTACATTAGAACGGTAATTTAATCTACTGCCTCCACTTACTTCCATTACAGAAGAAGTGTTCACTGCGTTTCTACTTGCAAGCCCAGTACTTAGTGTTTTGAAATACTTAAATATAGTTTTTAAATCAAAAAGACTTAAATCAATATCTCCATATTTAGACTGTATCTTAGCGTTGCTCTTATTTGTAAGGTCTTTAATAGATACCTTTTCAAAAACTACAAACTTATTGGGATGTCCATTGACAACAAAAATTTCAATTACATATTTTTGATCAGTTCTATGAACCTTTCCAAACTGAGAGAGGTATTTAGCGGTGGGTTTAACTGCTTTATTATTCTTTGTAGAGAAGCTAAACTTAAACCGTTCTTGAGACTGATCACTAACATTATTAATAGCTAGGGGGTTAGACCCCACAATACTAGTTATAGACCACGGCTCCCAACAATGTGAAAATAAAGTGTTGAGGGGCTTCATACCCCCGCCATCTCCATTATAAGAATAATTATCTAAATTTCCCATAGTAAAGGGTATAGCCTGAGCTTTAGAAATAGCAAACGCAATTCCCGCATCCCCAGACAATTGAGACATTTTACACTGGCTCCACTTATCTAAATATAACCCGCACTCATCCTGAACTTGGGTATCATAATACCATAGCTGATCATCTTCTGGCTCTGTATGTATTAACACTCCTAAAGTTAAACCCCCAAGTTCAAGCCCACTAACCTCCAAACAATGAGCTAAAATATCTATTTCATACTCATGATCAGGTTGGAAAAAGTTTTTTGATAAATGCCCGCTATCAGGATGAATAGGAATTCTAATCCTAGGAAATGAAGAGTTACTAGATGGTCGGTGGTACTTGATTATTTGATTATTTATAAGCTTTGGATTAAAAGACCATTTACTTTGTTCATTCCTACTCAAATTAAACAAGGAGAAGATAGGATGAGGGGGTCCCCCGTGTCCTCCAAAAATCCATCCAACTGAAGAATCAACTAACTCAATAGCACTTACAAGATTTGGATTTCTAAACTCTGGGGATCCAATGTATGCGTCTGAGACTGAGGAAGCTGCTGAAGTTCCCACCGCATACTCTCCTTCTACTCCTGAAATACTTAACACCCCGCTTCCACCATTGTAAGCAATATCTACTTCATATACTGTAGAACTAGCAGATAAGAAACTACTGGCTTCTAAACCAGAACCGTCGATATCAAAATCTGAATTATAAATATAAGGCCCGTAGGTATGACTAAAGATATTAGCACCCCCCATTAAATTATAATTATTAGAAGTTCCATGTGCTTTGTAAAGCTTATTAAAGCTATCGTATAGCCTAAATACTTTAGAGCCAAAAGTAAAATGTTCATAATAGTTTAAAGACTCATCTGAGCTTTCATTATTAATTAACTGATTTGCTATAGATCCAACAATATCCAAACCCTTATACACAGCTTTTTCTGCATACCAAGAACTTAAATCATTGGGAGTTAATAGTATACTGCTAGTAGGCCAAGTAGGATCAATTATTCCCCCCTCATCATAGTAGCCAGAAACTATAGAGCTTGCTTGAAGATACTTCTCCTTATCATGAAAAGTATTCATAACATACATAATTTCTTGTAGTTGTCCTCGTCTTCCATAAGTATTACAATCGGAGGAAGCCACATTTTGTTTAGCTCTAGAAGCAAAAGTATTACTAATATCATACCCAAACATAGAACTTGGGGAAGTTAAGTTCTGGCAGATATCCCATACAGGATCAACATTATCTGATAAGAGTGACCCAATGCCGTAGTCGTTTTTATTCTGTGATAGTGCTACTTCTTTATATCTTAAAGAAGAGGGCATAAACCCTAAGGGAAGGTATCCCACCCCTGAAGAGTAATAAGGACTAGATAACTCTAAACTTCCAGGGTTGTTTCTTCCATTCCTTGTGAACATTTTTGTTTCAGGAAGAAGGTTATGAAAGTTTCTCCTACGCAAAGAGTTTCTATTAGAGTCCCCAACAGCTTGAAAAGTGTTGCCTGATAAAAGAACATCAGTTACATTATCTGCTTGGAACCTCTTAAAACGATGAGGGGTAATACTATTTGCTGCCGCAAGGGCAGCCATGTTAACCGCACACACACCAAAGCCCGTAGTAACTGTGGAAGAACCCTCGTAAAGATCATCAAAATTAGGTCGCCATTCTCTACAGTCGTTATCCCCTAAAGCATCTAAAACATCAGCTACGCTTGAGACATTCAAAAGAATCTCTGGGATAGCATGAGCAGGGATAACCTGATCTAAGATAGGCATAATCTTTGATATTCCATAAGAAGTATTATAACCAAAACTCTTAGTTTTAAAATCAAAAGAACTAGCATCCAAAGACATAAGGAAGTGAGAAGACTTCCCATTCCACAAAGACAATAAGGATGCGGGATCTGGGGTTCTTTGCTTTGTTACATCTTGAAGAATAGTAGCATAATTGGGGGGATAGGTTTTCTTTTTAGTAAACAATAAGAAGTTATTTAAAACTTGATCAACATTAACAGTCGTGCTAGTATGGGTTCTAATATAATCGGTTACTTCTTTAGCAAACGAAGCATCACAACCATAACACCTTAGATAAAACTCTATCCTATCAACCATAGGTGTAGTTAATAGAGATTGTGTATAGTACTGTCGTTTCTCATAAGGAGGGATATAGTTTAAATGATTCCTATACACAAAAGTAAAGTCTGGATCATACCTAAAATCTAAAGCAAGGGAGGAAGACTCATGTACCCTCCCAGTCATCCAATAAGGGTCAGTCTCCCCGTTGGGGCTCATTAAATGGTAAGGTCCATTGTACACAACGGTTGTTCCAGAATAAACGAACTCAGGAGTGGGGAACCGTTTTCCTACTAAAAGAAAAGAACTAGGAAAGTCTCTTACTAAATCAAACATTATCTTATCTACAGCATATTTGATATTAAGATCCATGCTCTTATTACTATAATGCGGTATACCAAATTGAGTTGCTACCTTTTCAGTATAGGTACTACCTAGTTTTTGAAATGCAGCAGAGCTTGTAGCTAACGCATAATACATAAGGTCTGGTACATACGACTCCCAAAGCTCGGATAAAGTATCACTAGAGGTAACATTGAATATTCCAGTAGAGAATAAAGTATCCATTAGAATTTGAATGGACCTTCTAGTTCCCTTCATCTTATAAATTTCAACAGCATTGCGTAACTGTACGCGCCACTTATCAAAGTCAGCACCTATAAATCTCCAACCAATTAACTCGGCTAGAAGCTCTAGAAACTCATCAGGACACTTCCCAATGTCATATAGAATACCTATCTCATCTTGTTCCGTAAGTCTGTCTGCAAAAGAGAAGGACATAGCTTGTAAGAATCTGGCTAAAGGTCCTGCTTCCTCCGTATCTGTAATAAGAGTCCCAATTTCTAATGTCGTTGAAGTATCAAAGAAAGTAGTGAACGCTTCTTCAATCTTTATATCGGGGCTATCCACATAATGGGGAGAGTAATTAATAGTATTAAGAATCTTTAGTCTATCAAGTAATTGAGAACCACTCGTATTGGTATTAGAGCTTACAACTAAAGACGATACATAATCTGTGGGAATAATCTTTTCTGTAAGTCCGAAGGAGGCTTGCCCCTTCCACAGATGTTCTTGATAAATGTTGATTAAATCTTCTAAGACAACGGGTTGTCCCCTGTAAAATGTCTGGGTCATCAACTCTGCTACCGCAGTAGAGGGGGTAAATTCCTCGGACCCATTACGATTTAAGAAGTATAGCCACCCTAAGTTTTTAACAAGATAAGAATAGGTTCCAGAAGAGGTGTTATCAAAAGCACTTGCTGTAGTCGTAGCCAAGTTAATATCTGCATCACTTAGGCTAGGAATTGACGGAAGCAAGGTTCCACTTACATAATTTTGAAAAGCAGTACTTGTAGAAAACCCTTTATAAGCTTTCCCTAATTTAAAAAGAATATTTCTTTCAAAGTCATCAGGAGAAATAGAAGCAGGGGAATAGGTCTTATGAAAGAACTTAGCAAACCCTGATGGGCTTCCAATAGAAGAAAGAGACTCATCGCCCCCCAAAGAAGATACAGGAAGAATTGTAGCCTGATTGGCGTTTGCTAAAATGTGAGAATTAATAAGCTGGTTGGGATATGAAACATGCGTCCCGCTAATATCCTTCTCTTCAGACAAGTAAAAAGGAGGGATTACAGTACGGATAGCATCTAAGTAGTTTCTCTTAAAATATTTTTGCGGAGTATTAAGATCAACATTTTTATCCTTTGCGGATACTACAGCAACGACCTCAGGAATGATTACCCCTTGATCGCTAAACTTAGTTCTTGTAATCTTCCTTCTTGCCATTACACCGTTATCGTATTAATTGTAAAGTTATTAAGTTGAATAATCTCATGGAAATCAACATTAGTTACTTCTGGGAGATTATCTACAGTAGCGTATCGTACTTTATCCAAATTAAAAATATCTCGATTTAGCTCACTAGTTATGAAGGGTTTTCCGAAATCAAAGTTATCTACATTAAAAAAGTTCATAATAATCTCAGCAACTTCTTGTTGAATCGTTCCTGCGATTGGCTCTAACTCCTCATCAATTCTAATAGTAACTACTAAGTCTAAGGTTCTGATTAGACCGTCCACAACTACCACTTCATCTGTTAACATTTTCTTAGGTTCAATCTCTTCCAACAAGTCTTTTTTAAATGTAGTAGAAGCCTTTTGAAGAGTATGATCTGATGCCTTTTCTAAAGTATACACATCAATAACATTAGCAGAGGAGAAAGCATCTCTTACCGCAGCAGTAGTTTTACCTACCGTACCTTGTTTACTTCTAAAAGTGTTTCCAATAGCAATGTAATCTTCTAGGGTTACTACCCTATCCTGTCGTTTAAAGGTAAGAGGGGCATACTTTTTAGCATGTTCAGCCGTCTCCGCATCTTGACCCCCTGTTGCTGGAGTAATGTTTTCTGTAATGAAGGGATGAAAAGTGTTACCATCCGAGGACTCGACTGTAGTAGTAATATTGATAGCCCCTCCTATTATATTTCCTCTACTTCCTCCTCCCACTCTATACACTATTGTAAAGGTTGCTCCCGCAGGAGGAGAAATACCCGTTACACCATCCCCAAAAAGGAGAGTAGCCGTATAGTTATCCCCGTAAATAACTTGAAAAACTCTGTCGTTTATGCCAGAGGCTGCAAATAGTCTTTCGACCTGTCTGTATGCTCCATTAGACTCATCCTCTTTATTACCAGTACTAATAAACACTTGAACACTTCCCTCAATAATTGGAGAGTCTGTTAAAGCAATTCGTTTATTACCCTCTAAGGTATCAAAAGTTCCTTTTTGAACACTCATAGCTCCTTCAAGTATAGCTACATTAGTAAAAACAGAACTTGCTGCGTTATCAGCTTCGTCTCCCTTTAATTCAAAAGTTGCGTTAGGAGAAGTAATATCCGAAATAGTATTATTTACAATCTTATACAAAGTGTAATTTACAGGTGCCCCATCTTCTTTGGAAATAATTGAAAATACTCTAGAAGACGGAGTAACAAGTAGAGGAAAGTCCTCTTCAGGAGGGGTAGTATTTGCTGTGAGTCTAGCAGCAGCAGCGGCAGATAATGGACCCCGCATATCAACTCCAATAAGCTCCAATAATTTTTTAAGATTTTCTCTAGTTTTTACTGTCCTTAAATAATTTTCATTAGCTAACATGTCTCCCTTTAAAGAGAACACGCTGCCCATATAAGATACAAGCTCTATTAACATTAATCCTAAATCAGACTCAGAAAAGTTTTGATAATCCAAGGGGTATACCGATTTTATATACCCAATTAAATCTTTTCTAATTGAATAAAAATCATCTGCTGCAAAATCAATATATTGTTGCTTCTTCCTATCCGGGATAGTAACAAGCTTCATGAAATCTGTAGTTGTTGTTCCTGAGAATACCATTAGTTTATATTTACCTCTATATCAAAAATGTCTTTATCGTCATTTACTAACTGAAGAGTAAGTTTAATGATTAACTCTCCTCTATCGGACTGCTGTTCCGTGGACCCTACGGCTACTGTTAAAACTTTAACTACCCTAAAGTATTTATATAAAGTTTTTAATATATCCGTTTTGATTAAAAAATATGTAACTTCATCCAAAGGTTCAAATACATACTTCCTTAAAGACAGCCCATAATCAGGAAGCATCACTCTCTCTCCTTTTTCAGTTAAAAGCAATTGTCTAAGATTATTCTTAATCAAAGCTAGTCCAGAACACTTTTGAAAGTAGCCCCCCTGACTAGTCACCTTCTTTAAAGTACTCCTCTCAACAACAGCACCGTCTAGGCTCCTGATAAGGGGGTAAGCTAATCCATACCTCTTCTTATATTGAGAGGCACTCCCCTTTAGGGCTCCTTCGCTTACGGGTACTCCATACCTGTTATGTGTGCTAGTAGTTGCCATTAGATTTTAATATTCTCGAAAAAACCTCGTTGAGCTTCATAGTTTTTACTAATTTCAGCAGCGGTGAGGGCTCTCTTATATAGCTTCACACTACCAAGATGTCCATATAAACCGCTTTTCTTTCCTCCCCATTTCCCACCCATAAAATTAGAGCCATCATTAGATCCAGCAACATACTGTGGTAAAGCCTTAGCTGACATACCATCAGTATATCCTCCTCCAATAATCCAAGGGGTCATTAAAACGCCCCCGTTTCCTTTCGGTGTAGGACCACCCCAATACCAGAAGGAGGTTTGTCCAACTGAGTGAGGAGGGTAAAGAGGGGGATTATAAGCTAACTTCCCATCATAAAGACTACTATAAGAGAAAGATGAGGAGTCCACCATACTGGGAATATTAGGAGGACCTTCTACTCCAAAAACATAGGAAGTAGAGCTTGTAGTCATTAACTGTCCATTAAGCCAGAAAGCAACTTCTTTGTTAGCATAATCTATGGTTACAGTAACCTGCATAAAGTTAGAGGATACATCTCCAAACTTAATACCCCCTACAGTTGTTGATGTGTCAATATATAAACCATGATAACCACTAGGAGGAACCTCATCCTGAGGACAGTAAGCAACATTAGCAGATGCTGCTAAGAAGGATACACAACTAGTATTAATACTTTGAGTAGGACTCATATAAAACTGAAGTCCTTGGGCAAGTGTGTTCTCGGAGGGATTATTAGAGGGTGCAGTCCCCTGAGTTAATCGCCTGTCTCTAGTAAAGCCCATTAATAAACCTCTGACAGTATTCCCATATTGGGGACCTTGAGCTAATAAGGGGTCTGCGGAAGAGAAGCTTCCACCTCTATTCTCACACCCTAAAACAACCCTATGAAGTGCTGATACTGATTTATCCGCAGCCCACCCCTCACCATTCTCTTGATCTAAGTCTGGAACATGCATCCAAGTTTGGAAGGTAGCCCCTCCACTTGCATATAGGAAGTTATCAATATCTGGTTCCCCTTGTTTTAGAAGCGCATAACCTAAAGGTCTATAGGCGTTATATAAATATTCCAGATTATTTGGATATCTTGAAGCCTTAGTACTTCCATTTACCCCAGAAAAAGTGTTACACATTCCTCTGAAATAAGGAATTCCCACCCCAGAGGGGAACATACTAGCAATAGAGGAGGCAACTATTTGCGCTGGTGCTGCGGAAGTAGAGCTTGTAGCACAGTTAACAGTAAAATAATTATTGGAGTCAGGTAAAACTATGTCTGCATCTAAGAAATTATAAATAGCTACTAAACTCTTGGTAGTTATTTGATCGTTGAGAGCTAAGTAAGTCCCGCTAGTTCCACTTGCTTGTGGGTCTGAGGTAATAATACCTCCCACACCAATAGGAGGCACCATTAATTCTTCAACCGTAAAAGTATCTTGAGGGATAGCACTCTTAATAAAAGTAGGACAAAGGGGTAAAACAGCACCTGACACCTCGCCAGGATTAAACATAATCCTCTCTTGAAGTGCTTTTTGAATAGCTAACTTCGCCCCATCTAAATCCTCTAAATTATTAATAGGTATAGCACCAGCCACCGCTGGCCTGTCTTCTGGAGCTAATATAACATGAACTTCAATTTGCTTTTTTCTTCTATTAATTTTACTATCGTGATCAGCAATTTTAGAATACAATATCTGTCTTTGATTAACTACTTGCGCTGAGTCCTCTCCATATCCCTCTACTTTAAGGTTAGTAATATAAGAAGACAGATCATAAATATTTCTGTTGCGTTGATCTAAAATAACTTGTAGGAAGTGGTCTTGTTCATAGAATCCCTGCATCAAAGGGCTTTCATCAATATGCTTAATATCAAATACAGTATCAGCCCAGGTATTAAAAGTTGCCCAAGTTACAGCTTTTCCTTTACCCCCAATATTAGGATTCTGCTCCAGCAACCACCTAAGTCCTTCTGGGGGAACACCTGTTCCTGCAATTGGATCACCTGCTTCGTCCCAATAAATAGCATTAATAATACCTGTAATACATCCATCTTTCCAAACTACATTTCCGTATGCATCTAGAGACGATACCTGTGGAATATTAATACCTCCTCCATAGGCATTATAATACATTCCAGTTTGGGATTGTAAATACTGCCCCCTAACAGAAACAGGGGGACCTACATCACTAGAGGTAAGAACATCAGTAAAGGGATCAAAAATTTCACCTAATGCAGAGGGGGGCAAAATAGGATTACCATTAGCATCTACATCTAACCCTTCTAAAATATTAAAAGTAGTTGCTCCAGACAATGCTTCTGTTAGGGTTTGTCCTTCCCATGGACTATTAGGAGTTGTGTTTACCATACCTCCCCAGAAAGCTGGTTCAGGATTATTCTCAGGATCTTTCGCTCTTGCCTGAGTAATCTCTCTAATATTTTGAATTTGCTCGTCGGCCTTATTGGCGAACCCTACAGCCGCTTCAAGTGTAGCTTTAGTCTGGTCAAAGACTAAACTAGCGGCTTCCGCTGCTGGGGGAGGAGCGAAGTATTCTGTTAGAACTTCCCCTGTAATTGGATCAAGGGCTTGAAATCCTGCAATTTTATCTGCTATAGCAGAGGGACCTTTTTGCAAGGTTTCAAAAGTCTTCCACTTATCAATACAAGACTTAATCTGATTAATCTGGGATAAAGCCGTCTCCCCAATTACCCATGCTTGCGCTCCAAAACCTAAAATAGTTCCAAGCCCATACAGGTTGTTCAACCCTTGCAGCATATCCTGCTCAACCCCTAAGTTAGAGGAACTGGACACGAATACGAACCGTCCCAAGTCGGTATCATACTCCACAATACCAGAATCCAGAAAGATTCGACGCATGATATCCTTCATCATCTCATCTGCTTTATCCTTGCCATTTTGAATTCCTGCTTGAATAGAATTCAAGACAGGAGAAGGAAAGGCGGCTAATATATCTTTAGCCATATCCAACATACACTGAGGCACCCCATATTGAACGGAAAGAGCGTCCAATATAGGGGTAGGGGATGTTGTAATAATCCCTGCTGCTTTTGAAAAATCCCAACTAGCCATAATTTATCCTATGGAATATATGCTCCTCCTGTTTCATGGGGCATATTTAATTGAATATTTGGACCCCCATCTATAAAGACCGTATTCGATCCATTAATATCTACTATAGGAGCGTTAATTTCTACTTCCTCATCACTTTGTATAGTAAGCTTTTTAGCTGCTATAATATCTACCGTTCCCGCACAATCAATGATAACCTTACTTTCCGCTCCAGTAGTGTGAAAGTGGATCACGGAGTCGGGAGCCATAGCACTTACAGAAACATTGTTATGGTGTGACCAAGTTTTAACACACCCCCAATCTTCGTTCCCCCAATTCCCCTTTCTCTCTGCTTTGTACCCTCCACTAGAAGTAGTGATGGTATGTCTAGGATCTGCGGTGGGGGTAAGCCCTCCAGAGTTTACCGTAGCTGCTGGGGCAAAGGAACCCGTTGCCCTGTTCTCTGTTTCAATATTCCTACCCTCTTCAACCCAAGTATGGATATTGGACTCTAGAGTATAAGTATTAATAGGACCGTGTGTTCTTAGGTGTACTTCTCCTGCGGCGAAAGGGCTCATCTTACTATTACCTGTACTCCAGATAAAGAAGTTTTTCCCCTTATGCTCGTTAGAGTAAACTAACCCATCAACAATAGGGCTGTCTACTAAGGCTAATTTCTTACCTGATCCGCTTCTAAGAACCGTTTCATGCTGCTGGAAGGGGTCGTTTGCCTTATTACCTCGGTAGCGGTTGGTAATCATTAAAGTATCTTCTCGCAAGCCGTGTAGTCCAATCTTTTCAGGTACTAACGCCTTACCATCATACATATCTCTAAATCTAAGAGGCCAAGGACTTCGTTCTTTTTTGCTAATTACCGCAGCCCGATCCCCCTTTCTCATTCCATGCGTTCCTGGAGTTTCCTTTTCAACATATTCATCACCTGTCATCCCCATATCAGCATCTACGGGAGGAACATCAGGCTCAAAATCAATTTTATTATTTAAGCCGGGAATTACTCCCATAACAGAGCCCATGTAAAACCAGCCCTTAGAGATGTCCCCTGACCTACCAGGAACATCCATTTTTGCACAAACTACAACGCTTCCCGGCAGCGGGATAGCTACAAAAGCAGCCTTATTATTACCAAAAGGAGTTACATATCTCACCCACTCTCCCTTAGGGTTCTTTCCTGTCTGCGTATCAAAGGATACTTTAAACTGTCCCGAACGACTAATATCGTCATTAGAGATTACTGTTCCAATTTTTAATGGGTTAGAGATCATTCTCGTCCCCCCGTAGGTCTGTTAATAGCAAAAGAGGATTGTACTGCCCCCTTACTAATGGTATGTTCAAAGCCTGTCATAATATAAGTTCCACTAAACCAAGTTAAGTTTGTTTTTAGATTGTCAGTTCCCTCCTCAAAAAGAGAGTTCCCGGCTGCAAACCTAGGTTCTACACAATATAATAGAGCTTTTCTGTTTATTACTCGTCTGTCGTTAGAAAGATGAAACATGGGAATCGTAGTAATAGTACCTAATAATGCTTGATTGGTTAACTTAGCTCCCATCTTAGCAGCAGTCATTATGGCATTCTTCCCACCACTCACTCCCTTGCCACTAGTTTGTTTTTTGGCTTTAGGTTTAATGTCATGGGTCTCTCCAATAGCAGAGAAGGCTTTCCACATAAACTTAACCATGTCTGCTTTACTATCGAAATCTTTTCCGTCTGGGTCTACAAGCTCAGGCATATCGTTATCAGTACCAAAATGAGTGAATAGTGTTTCTACTCCTCCTAAATCATCAATCTCCCCCGCTGCTTTAAATGCATCAGTAGTCCCCCATATCTGCATGTTTTGATCCCAATAAGGAGAAACAATAGCTTCAAATCCCACGGGAACACCGTTCTTATCTAAAACATTAAGATTTAATTCAGCAATTGCATTAAAAATCTTAGTTACTTCTTCACTCTTTTCACTCCCCTTTCCCATAATAGAAGTAGTATACTGTTGGGCACTTCTAGGTTGCATCCCGAAGTTATTCATAAGATTATAATATTGTTTATTAATATCAATATCTAAGCTTAAAACATTAGGGTTCTTTGTACCCAAGGCAAAGACGGGCATTCGAAGAGCGGTCAAAGGTTGTTCTTTTCTAATCTGGTCTAAGTCTCCCTTAGGAATATTTGTATCCCCCGGCAAGTACAGATCTTCAGAATCGCCACCTGTGCTTCCACCAAACGGAGAAATCCACGGAATGGGTATATTAACATCATAAATCTCTTTTAAAAATTTATAAGTAAGCCCGTCTGCTTTGTCATAAGGATTAATTTGCTCTGTGATGGACTCTTCTAGTGCAAGCTGCTGCTCTTTTGTATTGGCAAAACTCATAACATTGCCTTCTTCGTCTAATTGTTGTTGGTCAAAGATCCTAGCTTGGAGATAACTCATAATGGTATTTTTATCCCCCACCACAACTACGGGCTTCATTGCTTCGCCTACACTATTAGTCTCATACATCCACTCAGGCGCGGGCACCTTCCCTGCCTTAATATCCCTCCCACCAAAATGCTTATACATCACCTGTAACATGTTGAAATCACATTCTACATACCAATACGGATCGAAGCCTGGGATAGCCCCTTCGTCATCAACGCACTCCTTAATCTTCTCCATAACATTCTTGATTTTTTCTTGAATAGTTTCCTCTACTCCATCACCAGAAATAATAGCAGTAAGGTCTTTGCTTTGTAGCCAATCCATTACCTTCGCAGGATCTTCAATATTTTCAATTCTATCCCATACATTAGCTCCAACAGCCACCTGAATCTCCGTGTTCAACTCTTCTACAAAATTTAATCCACAGCTTTCTATTACTTCTTTTGTAGCCTGAATATGTGAGGTTATCATTTCCATATTATCTTCTTTAGCTCCTTGAAGCATACCCTCCATTGAAGCCCTTACTTCTTTTAATCTTTTCTTATATTCCCCAGCAAGATACTTATCAAGATCAGGTAAAATACATAATACATTTGTATTCTTTCCAATGGCTCCTTTAATATACCTTCGAATAGTATCTCTAATAATCTTGTGGATGCTGGGTCGCCAAAGGTCTGGTTCGTAGTCTGATCCTACCTCTTTAAGTAAGGGCTCATAAAATTTCTTCTCGACTTCAAAAGCCTTTTTATTAAACATAGGATTAGATTCTCCAGTAAAAACCATCCCAAGTTGAAAGCCCTTAAGAGGTCCAAGACCCATTTGTGTTAAATTGGGATGGATGCCTACCCCAGAATAGACTAACTTTAAACTTCGTGCGCCTCCTCCCGTAAAGCTGTATTCCATATTTATACAGCGATCAAAACACATTACGGGAGTCCAGTCTAGTAAGTTCTCTCCTATTCCATAAGTTATCCACACAGGGCGTTGAAGTTGGCTAGAGTTAGCATCAATTTGTTTTTGAATTAATTCAAGGTTTTTCTCTGCATATCCTCCATCATCATTACTATCTCGCCAGCCAATAAAGTTGCTCTTACCCAACGCAGCATCTTTCTTTGCGTCCTCCATCACTTCTACTTCGTCTTTTAATGTGTCTATATGATCTTCAAGATTGTTTTCAGTAGCACCATCATTAAATTTCATCCCCAGAACTTTTATAGAACCATCATTCTCTCTATCAATAGCTTCGTCCATCTCTCCTGATTCTATCTTATGAAGTAAGGTTACAAATCCCTGCAACTCTTTCTTTTTACGCTCTAACCGTGAGCCTAAAGGATCATCGTCAAGAGAAATCAAATCTTGATCGCCTATCTTAAACCACGATGTCTCAAAGGTCCCTTCTGGATCAATAAAATCAATTTCTAATTCAGGAGCAGCGGCTTGCTTCCCTCCTTGAGAAAATCCAAATTTATGCTTTAGTGATATAAAATTAGAAGCGGGACTATTACTGAAAATATAAGTTTGTTGAGTACCTGTCTTCTTACTACCTAACCCAGTTTTAAAATCAGTAAGCGTCATAGACTTTTGAAACTCCAAAAGATCCATGTAGTCGTAAGACATGATAATGTTAACTGTAGGGACTTCTGCATGTCTTTCTTCCATAGCTTATACCCCTGGGATAAAGATATTATCACCTGTATTCATTTGTTCGAACACATCAAAGATAGAGTTTTTTTCCATAATTTCCCACCATGAAACAGCACTACCTAAAAATAAGTAGGAGATTAGCTCTGGTCGGTGTTCATAGCCAAAGGGAATAGTACCGAGCTTTTTACTAAAGCGTCTAGAACTACTTAAACCACAATAGAGAGATTCATAGCGTCTACTACCCACTGAGGTCGTTATAGGCTTCCCCCTGTGAACAATAGTAATTAATCCAAAGCCCGCTCTGCTCTTCTTATTTCCTGATTTTCGTACCATTATTTAGCCCATCCATATTCTAAGGGGTCTGTAGTATACCAGTTTGAAGTTGCTGATTCCCAACCCGCAATGTTATCTCTTTCCAAATACTGTGCTGGGTCATACTTACCCATGTTTCCTACTCTTACTTCTTGCAACTGCATAGTAATTTTTACTCTGCGGGGGGTTAAGGTCTCCATATCGTATCCCGCATTTTCATCCCATGATATATTATAGCTTTTTACAATACAAGGAACGCTCTGGTACATAGCTCCAAAGGTTAATCTAACCAAAGGGGGTCCAAAAATAGGGTTGTCTGCCTTATTGGTTACGGAGGTACGGAAAAGGGCTATAAAGAAAAGTAACGAGTCCAACGCAGCATGACGCTGGTTGGGGGTCATACTTTCTAATGTCTGTGCAAGATTCGATGCTCCTTGCAAATTAGAAAAAAGGCCCTGCGCTTCTGCTAAGTTTTCTGAGGTCTCAGCCCAACCACGCAAGATCCAATACTGCTTCTCTACTTCTAATGATAAAGAGTTCGGAGCATCTCCAGGTTTCTTCTTATTAGGATCTAGAAAAAACATAGCTTTCTGAGAGTCCTGTGTCGCGTTGGTAAATACTCGTTGGAATCTATAAATTCCCATATCAAACATCTCTAAGTGGGGGAGGGTATAGGTTAGTTCCAAATTGAACTTTCTAGACTTAGCTCCTGTGTAAGCAAACAAGGAACTTGATCTACCAATAGGATTATACTCTACATAGTTCGCACTTTGAGATTCAGAAATTTTGGGGTTCTCATAGAAAGGAACAAAAATAATCATACCATCTACTGGGTAGTGGAACTCAAGTCTTGCCCTCTGTTCTAGGATTCTCTTATCTGGTTGACTGGCTATTCTCATTAATCTAAGCTCCCTACTACTCCAGCACCCGCAATTCTATCGGTAGGTCTCCCCCTTTGGGTACGGTGTCCTTCTCGCCTATCACTATTACCCTCAACACCAATTTCATTACCCTCCTCTTGCTTATCGTAAATCTGCTTAAGGTATATTAATTGCTCTTCTAAGATTCCCACCTGTCGCTCCACCATACCCCGTCCTCGACTACCTTCTCGCATGTTAGCAGCCCGACCTCCAAGCTCCTGAATCTCACCCTTCTTTCTGTCTATTCTAGCTTGGTCTACTTTAGCAGGAGCTTCTCCAGCCTTAGGCATAAAGATATCTCCAATACCTTCACTCTGGAAGCTCCAACTCGACTCTTTCTTCTTTCTTTGTTGTACAGGCCACTTCGAATAACTCTGTTTATGGGGTCTCTCGGTCGCGGCTTGTTTTACTTTGTCCATAGGTTTAGCTTTAGCCGCAGCAGGTTGAATTCCAAACATCTTAAACTTCAACATGTCCATCAAACTAAAATTGTCTATAGCTTTCTTAACAATTCCAAGTCCATGCGCTAAGAGATAGAAAGGAGCCAGCTTAATCTTAGCCATTTCTTTTACCGTCTGCCTCAATAGTCTTGGAAGAGTCTTAAGAGTCTTAGCCATCTTGTTAATATGTTCCGCTGCCTTCCCCATTTTTACAACTTTATCAATAGGACTATCAGCACCAAACAGTTTTAATAGCCCATCAAACGCTGCCATAAGAAGCCCACCAGCAGTCATAGCCAGTAACCCATATGTAATAGCCATCAACGCTGGCATGAGCAGGAACATTTTTCCTATCGGAACATCATTCAACCAAGTAAGAGCCAGTATCAACTTCATGAACGGACCAATAAAGAGCGACATAGCTATACCAAGGAACAATAGGGGACCAGCAACTAGACCCAGTGTAGCAATTCCATAAGCAAATAGGGGCATCATCAATGCGAACCCTAATATTTTCCCTAGGGGGACCTTCTTGAACCAACTAAGAGCAATTACAAACTTCATGAACGGACCAATAAAGAGTGTCATAGCTACGCCTAGTACGAACATACCCGGAGCCACTAGTGCCAAGGTCATCATTCCCGCAGCTAAGAAGGGCAGCACAAAAGCGAACCCTAATAGTTTCAGTAAGGGAACATCTTTAAACCTAATTAGAGCGGTCATAAAGGAGTCCATAGCGGGAGCAGCAATTCTAAGAGCAAAAGCTAACGGTATTAAAGATAATCCTAATATAAGGAATGCCGCAGCCCCCAGAGAAATTGGGACAATGAGATTTCCGAACACGATAGCCGCTATAGATAATACTATTAATGCTCCAGCGAACCCGAACATTGTTCCAATACCCACCGCTTTAATAAGATTGAAAGCAAACGCAAGAGGAATAAGAGATAATCCTAAAAGGGCAATAGCTCCTGCACCCTTCGCAATATCATCTTTCACTTTACCTATGTAATACGCTGCGGTCCCCAGTATTCCTAAAGCTACTGTGCCTTTAGCAATAGATTCCCAATTTACCTTCCCAAATAATCCAAATCCAACCGCTGCAATTGCTAAAGAGGCAGCGAGAATCGCAATGACCGCTGCGCCCTTCAGAGCCCCCGTTGTCCCTAGCTTCTTTAGCCCGTCTCCTAGCTTCCCTAGGAAGCCCCCTAAGCCTCCACCCCCAGCAGGGGCTCCCGGCATGGCTCCTCCTCCTCCCCCAGGCTTAGGGGCTCCTAAGCCTCCTCCTGCTCCTCCACCCTTCTTCCCCGTAATGAAGCCTTTTAGTTTGTCCCCTAAGCCTCCTCCTGCTCCTCCACCCTTCTTCCCCGTAATGAAGCCTTTTAGTTTGTCCCAACCAGCCCCGATGCCCCCTTTCGCTGCGCGACCAGCCCCTGCAAGCCCTCCTCCCGCTGCTCCAATCGCACCCTTCGCCATTCCATACCCCTTCTGAGCTACTTGCCAGAGAATAAAGGCTTTTTTCATGGCTATGACTGCCATCATCAAGGAAACAACACCCAGAGAAAGTTGAGCAACTACTTTAATAAGAGGTCCAAAATAACTTATTAATTGAAGACCAAAATTAACAAAAGCCATAACCACTTCTTGAAGGGGGGAGACTACCCTATCTTTAAAGTTCTGCCATGTGGTCGCCCACTCTTCTTTAATCTTTGCTTCTTTCTGCATCTGCTTAGTGTAAGCCGTAAGGGACATTTTCCTCGCATCTGCTTGATCTTGTAATTCATTCCTAGCAGCAAGAAGTTGTGTTGTTTCTTTTCCGTAAATCTGAGTAAGCTGTTGTAACGCTAGTCCTCTATCCATCCCCCCGGAAGTCCACTGATTAATTAAGCGTTCAGCTTCGGCTCCACCCTTGGTTACTAATCCAATAGCAGCTTTTGTTTGATCTCCCCCTTGTTTAAGGAGTTCCGCTCTCTCTGCGCTCACACCTAGAAGGGATGCTTGAATCATGCTGTCGCCTTTAGTGAAAGCTCCAATAAGCTCAGGACCAACCTTAGCCATTGCTGGGCCTAGTCCCGCAGCTAGTACAGTAGCAGCTTCTTGTATTTCTGCACCGATACCTAAAGCAGCAAAATCATAAAGCTGGTCTGATAACCCACCAACTGCATTCACTAATTCGTTAGTACTGATACCATATTTCTGGCTCATTCCTAAAGTAGTATCAGCAAGTCTACTAGTTTCTTCACTAGTAAAGCCCATACCTCGGGTATTCTTAGCTAACCCAGCAATGAGTTGTTTTTGTTGACCTGAAGATAACCTAGTAGCGTGAACTAGTCTACTGGTTTCATAACTAGCATCACCCAAACCTCCTGCAAACATCTCAAAGTTAGTTTGGACAGCAGCCATCGAACCTACAGCAGCCCCAGTATAGGTGGTTAACTGCTTCTGAACCTTACTGTTACGGTCTATAGCCGAACCTAAGGTCATGCCTCTGGATAGGGCTGCTTCTTGAAGTTTCAGAGATTGGTTAGCGACTTGATTTATCTGGCTGGAGATAAATTTGGTCATCTTACCGATTACGGGGAGATTGGTAAGATGACCATCAGCCTGTCTTAACTGGTTCCCAATCTTCTTATCCTCTTTATCCTGCTTTGCCGTAGCCTTATCTCGCTGCTCCTTCGCTTCCTTCTCTGCATCACCTCGGGCCTCATTCGAAGCAACGGTCACCGCTAAAAGCTGCTTGATGAGTTCTTCAAGATTATTTGGTTCGTCTGCCATGATTTATTTCAGAGTTAACTTATAGATACCCTTCATCCCTTTCAGCCTAAAGGTTCTAAAGCTGTCTGGACCTAAGAGTTTTTGGAGGCTTTGATGTATTAGCCCGTAGTAAGAAGCGCGTCTCCTCTTTTTATATAGGTTTTCTATGATAGTATCAATAACTTCTTCGGATCTGCCCTCTAAATTAAAAGCACTCATGAGGAAATCACCATCTCTTGCGCTGGGAGACTTGGGAGATGCCATAAATATACCATTACCTCTTTTAGTCTTCACAACCAACACCACTCGTTGTTCTCTGCTTCCTGCTCCTCTCCCTGAGTATTTTGCCCAAAGATGATTGAAATATCTAAAGATTAAAATATCCCCTGGAGTAATGTATCCTGCGCTGGCCTCAATAGGCGTACCCACCCTCTTGGGACTTTTACCTGCGTCTTCTAAAAATTCTTGGGTTTTTTTTGAAAAGAGAGCCATTCTCGCCTCTAATATATAAATTAAGTTAGGAATATGAATACAGATATAGACTTTATAGATTTTATAGATTTAATCAATCATACTCTACACAGAGACTTTGTAGAGAAATGGAGATATAAATACTCAGAAAAATTTATAAAGCATTTTCAAATCAAGATCCTTGAATCCCTTAACAAACAGAAACAGATTAAACAAAGCAGTCTGTTTAACTACCTAACAAAGAAGTGTAGGTATTCACCTGAACAGGTGGAAAACTTTTTTACATCCATTGATATAAGTATATACTACCCATTGATCACAAATGACAAGGCTAGATGAAAACGACCTGATCGAATACGGAATTATAAACCAAGTTACCCATGAGATGGGGGGGTGTGGTCAGTTGCTAAGTTCTATAGTTTACTTAGCTATTGCCGTTCTACTTTTTGCGGTTGGAGGTGCGCTTATTCTTTCGCCCTTCCTTGAGCTTTTCAATGCGCTCTTCGCATAGTCTACCAGAGTTGAACTCGGGACACAAGGTTTTATACCCACACCAGTTGCAGAACTGATTCTGCATAGCTCTAAACTCTTCCTTCTTCATCTTGCGGATCTTCCACATCTGATCCACCTTCTCCTTCAGATAGTGCTTAATCTGATTAGGAGAATACTTACAAGTTACGAAGTGGTTGGTGAGCGGGTAGTAGTGGGCAACCACAATATTACTTAAGGGGACCCCCAGCTTCTTATGGATAGCAAAAGCATACCCCTGCATCTGTCGATCCTGATAAAGATCTAACTCAGACAATTCTCTTTTGGAAGTCTTATAGTCGATAACAAGGTATCCACCGTCTGTACCTTTAATCACACGGTCAATAATACCGTTGAGCTTAAGATCTTTCTCTTTATCATACACTACCTCATACACCATTTCTGTTGAAACGGTTTCAGATAGGGAAGCGTTGAAGCGGAGAAAGTTCTCTAAACAAGTTTTGATCTTAGGGGTATAAGATTCTGAAAAGGTGTAATCTTTTTTAACATTATCAGCTATAACAGTTAGCTGGGCAAGCGTGGTCGCTTGATAGCCATCTTCAAAGATTTTATGGATATAAGAACCAAAGTGCAAAGGATCAGTATTAGTCCTCTCCTCCTTGAAACGGTCCACATACCGATAACGGTACTTCAACTGACACTCTTTAAAAGTCTTAGATTTTGATTCGGAAATTGTATTTATGAACATAATTGCTCCTCAATTTATTAGAGACTACTTCCTTGAGAAGTTCAAGGATAATTACAAAATGTCCTCTGGTGAGTCAGAGCTAATTGTCCCCTCTGTATATATCTCTGACGATTACAAGCGTCACATGAGTATTAATTTAAATACTGGGTTGTGGCAATGCTTCAAGAGCGGTAATAAAGGTAACTTCATCCAGCTTTACGCCTATATGGAAGGATTGACCTATAACCAAGCCGAAGCTGATATTCTTTTTAAGGAGTTTGACGGTCAAATTGAGACTTATACTCCTCCAGTGACTACAAAAAAACCTCCCCACGGTTGGGCCACAGGAATTGGTGAATTACATCTTAAATCCATCACAGTAGAAGATTATGATAGTGAAGATAGGCTTGTTCAACATGCATGGACCTTTTTATATGAAAGAAGGTTGTTTGATCTAGAAAAAAATGATCGTACCTACTATGTTTCTACCAAAGGTAAGTATGCAGGGCGTTTAATCATACCGTTTTTAGAAAATTCGGAGATTTTTTATTTTCAAGCCCGTGCTTTGGGAGATGAGACACCTAAATACTTAAATCCAACAGATGATTGGCCTCGCTCATCACATATTTTATATCCCTATGATGAGTGTGCCAATCTTCTTGTAGTTTGTGAAGGTCCATTAGACGCTATTTCACTTCAAATTCAAGGAGTTAATGCTACTTGCACTATGGGCTGTTCTGTATCTGAAATACAGGTAGAGGCACTAAAAGACTTTGATGGAAAAATTATTATCGGATATGATAATGATGATGCAGGAAAACGAGGCGTAGGTAAGTTTGATTACTTGCGGCGATTAAAAAGGATGGCAGACTTGCACATCTGCCATCCACCTTCGGAAGTTAACGACTGGAATGATGCCCATATGAGGGGCCAAGACCTAAGCGGTTTTGTCGATTACCATACTAAAAAGTATGACTACGACTATCTAATGAATCACCTCCTTACGACACTGTGAGATAGAACAGTGGACTTATAAATGTCTGGTTCAGGATATTATATTTAACCTGTACACTGTAAGTTCCTGTTAGACTTCCGAAAGTTCCTGCCTTGAAGGACTCGTTATCCTTCAAGAGTGCGGTATCCCAATTCATTAATAAGGTATTATCTGTGGTGATATCTACCAGCCCATTGGTAGAAAGGAAACTAGCAACTGTAAAGGGTCCATCAATATTTATTTCTTGATTTACTTTTCTAATTTCCATCAACCCCTTAGTAATAACTGATTCCTTAAATATATTCTGAATTGATTTATCAATTGTCTTATTTTGAAGAGTAGTCTCAGTAGTAACCTTAAGGTCCAACTTTTCTCCAAGTCTTACATGCTTGTTCATTAAAGCATTTCTAGTAGTAAGAAGCAAAGGCTCGGTGAAAGCAAAGAAAGTATCTTCATATAAAGCGAAGTTATTTGTTATAAGTTGATATTTAGAGGCGGCATCAAGCTTGACTGCCCACATATCAACATAGTTATTAACGGCAGAGAGACTGGAGACAGCAAGCTGGGTACTTGTGTTTGTGTCCCAACCAGAGAGGTTTAGAGTCTCATCTAAAACTACAACATACTCCCCCTGCTTAATCCTATAAATCCCACTTGCGGTAACCGATGGAAGATAATTGGAAGAATTAAACTTAGAGGAGGTTGTTTGCGTATCCCCCGATGCCCCGAAGGTCATCAATGGTTTTGAGGAAACTAATCCGTCAGATCCTAGGACCGATAAAGGGGTAAGAGTATCAGACTGTTTGAAGAGTTGTACCGAACTGATTTCGTAGGGATCAACATACTCTCCGTCATTAATAAAGAAAATACGAAGCCCAATTCGTTGGCTAATATTTGGGCGGTTGCCCCTATCTACGACTGTTGTGTTGTTTACTTGCACGCTCTTGGTCTTCCATTTCCTTTTTGTAAAGGTTCAAGAATATCTCTCTCTCGCCTCTTGACATGTGCTGCACATCTCCGTAGCCGAAGCGGCAGTGCTTTACAAGTATATAGGCTTCTAAGTACAGGTTCTCTAAATTAAAACCTGTACTTAGTTCCCGGAAAAAAAATCGGAAGTAATAGGAAGCTCCATAATTTCATTATGGTTACAGTAATTGCATAGGAAGCGTACCTTTGTATCAATACCGTACTTATTACCCGAAAGAATATTTAAGATTGCATGAATATCCTTGATGGGTAGCTGTGGGACTAGTTTAGAAATTAATCCTTTAGCCTCATGACCGTCTACTTCCTCTATAAACCGCCACAGGTTAGCAACTGCATATTCAGAGTTGGCAAAGTAATTTTCATCAGAAACCCGTGGTAATCGAACCTTACACTTTTTCTTAATAACCGGGAGATAAACATCCACGGGGTTAGTCAGGTCTTCTTCAATCAAATTAACCTGAAGTTTAGATAGTTCGAACTTTACTTGATTATCTCTTCGGCAACCATTACAAGAGATAGTAGCACTATACTCATCACCGTAGGAGATCTCTCTCAATTTCATAATTAGATAGAGTTTATCCATCTGGAGAAGTTGACCTACATCAATATTATTTATACACCTTCCTAGCAAGACATTTAGTACATCTTGGTTAGCATTCTTCTTTGACAGCATAGCCTTCTCGTCATCAAAGGTCATCGGACGCAAGGAAATTGGCTTCGCTGAGTCTATTAAATTGTAAAATCGGTTTTTTGATGGTACGCTTACTGGTACAGCATCATTCGACGGTACATTCTTCAGAAGAGTAGCAAGAATCTGCTTTTCAGTCTGTTTATTTAGCTTATCTTCAGGCTTCTGGGTCTTTGTTTCTTGTTCTATCATATAAAATTACTCCTAAGTAACCACAAGGGTCTGCTCTATAATAGTCTAATGAAGATCCTTGTAAATACTCTAAAATCTAGAATTATCACCGATAATCCTGATTTATTAGACGCATTATATAGGCTGTACTCGGAAAAAGTTCCTGGCTACCAGTATTCTTCTGCTTATAAGCGTAGGCACTGGGATGGAAATATTCATTTTATTACGAGAAAGGGTATATTCCTCACAGGTTTATTACTTCGTGTCCTTAAAGATCTAAAAAAGATTGATTGTGATCCTAAGGTTGTTTTTGAAAATTCTGTAAAAGAAGAGAATACCGCTAGTTGGCTACTTTCTGCCTTTTCATTGTATGATTACCAAGAAGAGCTAATTATTAGGGCTCTTAAAGAAAAACGAGGAATTGTAAAATCACCTACTGGATCAGGAAAAACACTAATTATGGCTGGATTAGTGAAAGCACTGGCTGGGAGGAAGATGGTACTCCTTTTTAACGCAAAACAGCTACTAACACAAACTTATGATTTTCTTACTAAAACTTGTGGGATGGATAATATTGGTCTTTGTTTTGGTGAGGGTTATATTTACGGGGATATTATGTTATGTACTGTCCAAAGCATCGAAAAGATTCTAGACACGCACTTGGAAGAAACCGAAGTTTTAATGGTGGATGAGTGCCATGAGTTCGCAAATGGCAAAACTACCTTGGCTGCTCTCCAAGCCTTCCCTAAGGCCCTGTACCGCTTCGGATTCACAGCCACCCCACCATCCGATACTATCCCCAAATTCAATCTGGAGGGCTCTCTGGGGCCTGTGTGGGCTTCTGTGGATACTTCGGGTCTTGTGGAGGCTGGAAGGCTTACAAAACCCCTTATACAGCTAATAGATAGACCCTATACTGCCAGCGGAGCAGACGAAGAGTTAGCCTACCCTGAGGTATATGAGGACTACATAGTAAATAACGAATCACGAAACAATATTATTAAGGAGATTGTAAATGAAATTAGACGAACCAGCGAGCGATCTCGCATACTTATACTTACCAAATCACTTGATCATGGAAGAGCCTTGGAGGTCTTGCTTGGAGACGGGGAAGTACAGTTTTTACAGGGTGAAGACTCCCTCGGAGAAAGGTATAAAAGTATATCTAACTTCCTCAGACATAGAGGAACTAGTACCCTCATTGGCACTAAAATCCTCCAAACAGGTATTAACATTGAAGAAATCACACATTTCATTAACGCCAGAGGAATGAAGTCTGAAATAGCAACCCTGCAAGCTCTAGGTAGAGCTTTACGCCGACACGAATCAAAAGAGAAAGTTTTTATCTATGATTTCTTAGATAAAGAAAAGTATCTAAGAGAACATTCTAACGCAAGAAAGCGTCATTACAAGAAAGAGGGCCATGAGGTTATAACACTATGAAAAACCCACAAGAGATTGAAGAACTTAGAAGTAAGTTGAACACTTCAGAACTAGCTGACCTTAATTGGCTCCATGCTGAATTAGGACATTTTTTAACTTCGGATGATGTAAGCTCAGACGGAGTAATAAAACTAGAGAATATGGTTAATACTCTCAATAATTTTAGACGAACCTATACTCAACGAGTAATCCGTCTAATGAAGCAAGCTCATATTGTCGATTAATTATTTTTTAAGGGAATCTCCAGCCCCGGAATCTCAATAGTAGGATTCTGCATTTTCAAGCGTAAACCCCAATTTTCCATATCGCGGCTTGTCCATTGGTCCTCCATAGCATTTTCAATAATATCAAGCTTATGGTTGATGTTATTGAGTTGAGAGCTTATCCACACCACAGCGGCACAGAGAGTTATTACCATTCCTAAGGGCATTAAAGTTTCTTTTGATATAGTGTATCTTTTCGTAGTTTCAGTAGTCATTATTTTAATCTTTCCATGAAGAAGGTAGAGCCTATAATAGCTTTTACGGTAGAAGCAGCAGTAGCTTCATAGGTAATATTTACCACATCATCTGCTGCGGCTGTGAATACAGCCATAATTGTGTGTTCTAGAGGATCAACAGAGGAGTGGACTCTAGGGGCTCCAGTTAGAATGGAAACCCCCTCTAGATTAACATTTAGATTTACTAAAGAGGATCCTCCCTCTAATATTACTGCCCCTATGACTCGATAAGTACCTGCTATTTTTACTATCCAATTCTTAGCAGTATCATCCCATACAAAGTCACTAATATTAGACTCTATTGTAGTAGGAACATTTGAGTAGCCTAATGCCTTCTCATCAGAGGATGCTACATCAGCCGCACTTAGGGCCATATAGCAGAACGGAAGAGGAACAGGACAAGCATCTCCTACTGTAAGAGAGTCTGCTTTTACCAATAGATTGGTAGTAGTAAGGTACTTTCCAGTTATATCAAGATCAGAAGCAGACCACTCACTAAGGGGAACATTCGCAACAGCAGTATACCCTCCCGATGCTAGGGAAATTTGATCAGCCTGAATAGAGCCTAATCCTGTAGCCTTAATGGTCACATCACTTTCAAGTGTGGTAATTAGTGAAGCCCCCATTTCCCCGTCTTCCCAACTCATCTCCCGCCACGCCGCATTCATAATGGCGGTTGTATCGTTCCAGCGGGAGAAGATTGGAGGGGTAGGTTTCCATGCACCAGTCCCCGCCTCTCCCCCGTCACCCCCATAACTCCAAGTAACACCCTCAAAGAAGCTTAATCCATATCCATCGGCATTTCCATCCTCATCAGTCCCCGTTCCACCCCCACCCGAGTTTGGATTATTTAAAGATCCCAAGAAGGGATAACAACCAGTTTCACTGATCATACCCCCCGTAGTCGTATTTCTCGCCCACAGCGCGTCCCGCGCTTCGATAGCTAAAGCAGTTAAACCTGTAGCCCCAGCAGGTCCAGGAGGCCCATCAGTCCCTTGAGCCCCTTGCCCTTGAGCCCCTTGAAACCCTTGAGCCCCTTGAGGCCCATCAGTCCCTTGAGCCCCTTGAGCCCCTTGCCCTTGAGACCCTTGAGCCCCTTGAGGGCCTCCTGGAGGCCCATATCTTGTAAAAGAAATAGCTACATCATCACCATCAGATAAAAAGTCGGCAACAACCTCCCCAGGAAAATATACAGGGTCACAATCTATCACATAATAAGAAGTAAGGGCATTTATACCAGTTACCTTAAAGGTATATAAAGTATTAGAAGTAACAGTAGATTGTACACTTAATACCCCATAGGGGCCTTGCCCTGTAGCCCCTGGATACCCTGAATACCATGACTGAATCCAAGTAGTAAGAGGTTGTAGACTCTTACTATGAGAATCTATCCAAACTTCTGAAATTGGAGTAGTGTGTTCATCATTAAAAGACAACTTACCATCAGCAGTTCCCCCATTAACCGCTTCATCAAAAGTCATAATGATACCCAAGGGAGATCCTTTCTCCCCTTCATGCCCTTGAATCCCTTGATACCCTTGATACCCTTGAAACCCTTGCTCCCCTTGAGACCCTTGAGACCCTTGAGAACCTTGAGTTCCTTGATACCCTTGAGGCCCTGTAACCCCTTGAGGCCCTGGAGGCCCATCAGGCCCATCAGTCCCGTCATACCCTTGAGGCCCTATAGGCCCAACAGCCCCAGCATACCCTATAGGGCCTTGAGGCCCCTCAGGCCCCTCAGGCCCAGTAGGCCCAGTAGGCCCAATAGTCCCAATAGGCCCGTCATACCCTTGAAACCCTTTAGGCCCCCCAGGCCCTTGATGCCCTTGAATCCCTTGAGCCCCGTCAAACCCTTGAAACCCTTGAAACCCTTGAGACCCTGGAGGCCCATATCTTGTAAAAGAAATAGCTGCATCATCACCATCAGATAAAAAGTCGGCAACAACCTCCCCAGGAAAATATAGAGCATTACACTCTAATTTATAATAAGTAGTAAGGGCATTTACAAATGTTATACCAGTTATATTAAAACTAAATACAGTATCAGCAGCCTTAGTAGATCGTACATTTAATACCCCATAGTTGGACCCTGTAGCCCCTGGAAACCCTGTATACCATGAATTAATCCAAAGAATAAGACTTTGACCAGCCTTACTTTCATCATCTAACCAAACTTCTGAAATGTCATCTGCTCGCACCTCATCAAAAGACAACTTACCACTAGCAACTCCCCCACCAGTCGCTCCATCAAAATCCATAATGATACCCAAGGGAAACCCTCTCTCCCCTTGAATCCCTTGATTCCCTTGATACCCTTGAAACCCTTGAGACCCTTGCTCCCCTTGAGAACCTTGAGTTCCTTGATACCCTTGATGCCCTTGATGCCCTTGAGGCCCTGTAACCCCTTGAGGCCCTGGAGGCCCATCAGGCCCATCAGTCCCGTCATACCCTTGAGGCCCTATAGGCCCAACAGCCCCAGCATACCCTATAGGGCCTTGAGGCCCCTCAGGC